AGGAAGCCGAGAGCGACGAGTTCGAGGCGATGTCGCTCGACCAGCTGCGCGAGTACGTGACGGCCAACACCGGCCACGCGCCGCACGGCTCGCTGACCCGCAAGGTCCTGACGCGGATGGCGCGCGAGGCACAACCGAAGGCGGCCTAGCATGACCCTGCTGTCTGTCGTGAAGGATGTTTGCGCGGTGGTCGGCGTCGCCGTGCCGACGTCCGTCATGACAGGCATCTTGGCCAACCGCACCATGCAGGAGATGCTGGCGCTCGCCAACGAGATGGCGCAGCGCATCGCCTACGATACGCGCGACTGGACGCTGTTTCGCAAGACCGTGCAGATGGTCGGCGGCACGGGGCTGGCGCTGGATCCGACCGACCCGGTGACGGTCGGCTGCTCCGTCTTCGCCATCCCCGCCAACTACAAGCGCATGCTGCTGACCGGCAACGTCTGGCGCTCGACTTCGGCGCTGTATCCGATGCGGTTCGAGCCTGACCTCGACAAGTGGCTGCAGCGCCGCGCCCTGAACTATTACGGCGTCGCCGGCGAGTGGACGATGATCGGCGGCCGCATGATCATTGCGCCGGCGCTGAGCGCGGCGATCGTCGGCCCGCCGGCGGTACCGGCGATCACGGCCTACTATCCCTACTTGGAAAAGAACTGCATCAATCTCAACGCCGGCGGTGTTGGTGATACCTTCGTGGCCGACGGCGACAGCTTCCGGCTGGACGAGCGTCTCCTGAAGCTCGGGATGGTGTGGCAGTGGAAAGCCAACAAGGGCACGTCTTACGCAGAAGACATGGGCACGTACGGTGAGGCGCTCGCGGTGGCGATGGGCCACGACAGCCCGGCGCCCATCATCGTAGGCCGCCGCCCGGCATCGGCCGGCGTCCGCACCGCCTATCCGTTCCCGGTGCCGACATGAACATGGCATCCTACCAAGGCTTCAAGCGCACCGCGGTGCCGTCACAGGTCGCGCAGCAGCTGCAGACCATCACCATCCCGGCGCCGACGCGCGGGCTGGTTCTCAACGAAAACGAGAGCTTCATGCAGCCCGGCGGCGCGCTGGTGCTCGACAACTGGCGGCCGACCATGAAGGGGCTGGCGATCCGCGCCGGCTGCGTCAACTGGGCGACGCTGCCGGAGACGACACCGGTCATCTCGATGTTTCAGTACATCAGCGGCATCAACAATCAGTTCATGTTCGCCGGCAACGCCACCAAGCTGTACAACGTCACGACGGCGTCGCCGGTCGCGGTCAAGACCGGGCAGTCGTCAGGCAACTACGTCGCCAGCCAGCTGGCGAACCAGAGCGGCGACCACATGCTGGTCTGCAACGAAGCCGGCGACTTCGTGCTGCACTTCGACGGCGTGGCGTGGACGACGTTCAACGCCAGCCAGATCAACGCGGATCCGGCGATCGTGCCGCCGCCGAGCTGCCTCAACGGCCATAATCTCACTTACGTGTGGAAGTATCGCGGCCGCTACTTCTTCATTGAAGGCGGCTCGATGAATGCGTGGTACTTGCCGGCCAACGCTTTCCAAGGTCGCATCCTGCAGATCCCGCTCGCCGGTGCCGCCACCAAAGGCGGCAAGCTGCTGTGCGGATTTACGTGGAGCATCGACGCCGGCGACGGCATCGACGACAAGTGTGTTTTCATGACGGATCAGGGCGAGCTGCTGATCTTCACCGGCAGCGACCCCTCCGTTGCAGCGAACTGGCGGCAGGAGGGGAGATACGCCACCAGTGTGCCGCTCGGTATGAACTGCCACACCCCGATCGGCGGCGACGTGCTGATCGCCACCGTCGACGGCATCATCCCGATCAGTGCATCCATCACCAAAGACACTTCACAACTCGAGTTGGCGTCGATCACGCGCGCGATCAAGCCGATGTGGCGCGCGGAAGTGAACGCCAAACGTGACAAGCCGTGGACGATGGCGAAATGGGACGAGTACGGCGCGATGTTCGTGTCGTGGCCGGGCGGTATCCCCGGCGCCTACACCATGGGCGTCGTCAACATCGCCACCGGTGCGTGGTCGCGCTACACCGGCTGGGACGCGATGTGCTTCGGCCGGTTGCGCGCGGACCTGTTCTTCGGAACGCAGGACGGCCGCATCGTGCAGGCCGACCGCAACGGCACCGACAACGCGGTCCCCTATGTCTGCATCATGGTCGGCGGCTGGGAGATGTTCTCCTCGCAGTCCGCGACGATCGTCTGGCGGCAGGCGCGCGCCAGCTTCACGGCGCGCACCGGCGAGCCGTTCCAGCCGCAGCTGTCCGCCACCACCGACTACGTGATCACCCTGCCGCCGGCGCCGTCAGCGGCACCGGATCCGGGGCCGCTGGATGTCTGGGATCAGGGCAAGTGGGGGCCGACGCCGGGTTGGACGCCGCCTTGGACGCCCGGCAACCCGCTGCCTGTGCAGGGTCCGCCGTCGGCGCCGGACATCGCCGCCTACCTGCAATGGGACCAGCCGGCGCCGGCGACGGCGACGGTGCGCAACACGATGTGGGTTTCGGTCGGTATGACCGGCTTCAGCCACGCCCCGATCTGTCAGGTGACGATCGCGCAGCAGGCGGCGCCGGATATTGAGCTGATCTCGATTGCGGCGACTTACGACAGCGCCGGCGTCAACGTCTGAGGGGTTTGAGCCATGGCTTTGTCTGCATCGTCCGGCCGACGCCTTACCCCGGAAGAGTTTTCGGCGCTGCTGGCCTCGCGCGACCCGACCTACTCGAATGTCTCGATCCCCAACATCGGCCCCTACGGCACCGAAACGAGCAGGGGGCGCGAGCTGGCGCCGATGAGCAGCCTGTTCGACCCGTCCTATGGCGGTCCGGTCACCCAGAACCCGGTCGCGCCGGCGCCGATTAAGGCCCCCACGGCGGAGACGACCCTGACGGCGCTGGAGACGTGCATGCTGTCCGGGCGGTCGCGCGAAGCCTGCGAGATGCGCGAGGCGATCGCCAATCAGGTGCAGCAGAACCTCGGCAGCGGCCCCGGCAACGACGGCTACGCCGCCACCCCGACCTCGCCGGACACGGTCGCGCCAGATGTAGCCGCGCCGCCGGTCGGCGTGCCCGAGGATACACCCGCGCCGCCGGCAGTAGCGCCGCCGGCAGTAGCGCCGCCGCCAGCGGAGGCCCCGACCGGGCGCGACCTCGGCGTGCGAGGTGATATTAACAACCCGGCACCAGCCACTGATGAGGACATCGGGCAGACGGTGTCGCCGAGCCAAGCAATCGGCCCCAACTCCGCCATCTCCGGCATGAATGCCGCCGCTGCGGCTAACCCCGGCGTTCAGGGGTTCGCGCCCGGCTTTGCGCCGGGGGAGATGTCCCCGGCACAGGCGGCGGCGGTTGCAAACGCAGCCGCCAATAACGCCGTCACTCAGGCCGGGCTGGCCACGACCGGCATGCCGGGATCACAATATGAGGGCCCGGTGGCGCCGACCGCGCCGACCGCGCCGACCGCGCCGACCGCGCCGAACGCGCCGCAGAGCGTGACGCAGGATGACGTCGACGCCGCCATGGCGGTCGCGATGGCCAACACGCTCGGCACCGAGGATACGAGCACGGGCTACGGCAAGGACAACAGCATAGCCGTCAACTCCGTCGAGGCGAGCACGCCACCCATGTCTCCGGCGCAGTTGGCCGACATCGGCCACGCGCCGACGCAGGGCTGGGGCGTGCCCGGCATCAGCCCGGCGATGGCGGCCGACATCGGCACCGCGCCCACCAGTCCGTCCGGTTACGCGGCGCCGAACGCCATCAGCGCCGAGGCGCAGGAGGCCGCGTCGCTTGCCGCCCAAGTCGGCATCTCCGTTGCCGAAGCTAACGCAGCCCTCGGCTATGGCGACGCCACCACCGCCGACGGCAGCACCGGCCTCGGCGTCAGTCTCGGCGGCTTCGGTCCGGGGGTAGGCCTCGGCGATGGCGTCAGCGTCGGCGACACCGGCGTATCCCAAGGCGGGGTGTCTGTTGGTCCTAGCGGCGAAGGGCCGACTGGTCCCGGCACCGGCGTCAGCGGCGGCGACAGCAACCAAGGCGGCGTCAGCACCTCGCCCGGCGATACTGGGCAGAGCGCCGTGGGTGGGTCGACCAGCGGCGAAACCGGCGGCCTTGGTGACGCCGGGCCCGGTGAAGGTGTCGGAAGCACCGGCGACAGCGCGGGGATGTGGTGATGGCAAACAAACAGACGCAAGCAGAAGCCAATTACGGCCGCGGCGACCCGGTCAGCCATTGCGGGATCTGCGCCTTCTACATGGGCTACCGCCGCTGCTCCAAGGTAATGGGCAACGTCAGTCCGTTCGGCGTTTCCGACCTGTTCAAGACCGAGAACAACCCATTCGGGCGGACGCTGGCGCCCGCGGAGCTGGTTGCCATCAGGCGGATGGCCGCCGACGCTGCGGATCGATCGGGAGGCTGACGTGCTCGATTACGTCTACGGCCAGAACGAGATCGTCGCGGACTTTGTCGCGAGCCTGATCCCTGAGTGCCGCGAGCGCGGCTTCGGCAAGTGCCGCGCGATCGGCATCATCGACGGCGACAGCGGCAAGCTGCTCGGCGGGCTGGTCTACCGCAACTGGTGCCCGGAGGTCGGCACGATCGAGATCTCGGGCGCGGCCGTGCCGGGCACGAACTGGCTCAGCCGGCGCACCATCAACATCATGTACGACTATCCGTTCTACCAGTGCGGCTGCCAGATGGTGATCAAGACCACCATGGCCGACAACGAGATCGTGCTGCGGATCATGGCCTCGATCGGCTTCTCCCTGCACAGGATCCACCGCCTCGGCGGCAGGTACCGCGACGGCGTCGTCGGCACATTGACGCTCGAAGACTGGGAAGCAAGTCGCTATAACATCAACCGCAAGCGCACCGACGACGCGCACGAGGAGGCCGCCTGAATGCCCTACTCCAACAGCGTCGACCAAGGCCGCAACGGCATCGCCGCCGCGCTGATGAACATCGCGCAGCCGCCGCCGCAAATGCCGCAGCAGGCACCCTCCCAGTCGAGCCCGACGCTGCCGATGCAGCCGCCGATGATGCCGCCGCCGGGCGGACCGCCGCCCATCCCCCAGCAGGGCCAGCCGATGCCGCCGCCGTTCGCACCGCCGGGCATGCCCGGCGCCGGCACGCCGCTGCCCGGCGCGCCGCCGATGAACATGCCGATCGTGCCGAGGATGCCGAACCAGCCGCCGCAGGGTGCCGGGCCGGGCATGCCGCCGCAGGGCATGCCACCGCAAGGATACTAGGCCATGTCGAAACCAGACCCCCCGCAGGGACCGGATCCGCAGGCAACGGCGCGCGCGCAGACCGGCACCAACGTGTCGACGGCGGTGGCGAACGCGTACCTGCAGAACATCAACCAGAACACGCCCTACGGCTCGCTGAAGTACGACCAGAGTGGTACCTACAGCTGGACGGATCCGAACGGCGGGCAGGTATACAACATCCCGACCTTCACGGCGACGCAGACGCTGTCGCCGACGCAGCTGGCGTTGCAGCAGTCGCAGGACCAGACCAAGCAGCAGCTTTCCAACATCGGCGTGCAGCAGTCGGCGCGCATCGGCAACATGCTGAACAGCCCGCTGCAGACGACGGGCTTGGGGCCTAAAGCCGGCGACGCCTCGACCATCACCAACATTCCGAAGGCGCTGACCAACTTCAACCCGGGCGGGCCGATCCAGTCCTCGCTCGGGCAGGCCGGCCAGATCACGACGGACTACGGCCCGGCCGACAACTACTCCGCCGACCGGCAGCGCGTCGAAGACAGCCTGATGCAGCGCATGAACCCGC